TTTCAGTATGAAGTATATCGACGTAAAATACCTTCGGCTATTGTCTCCGCAACTTGCTCTATTTACCGATAAAGGTAATGATCTGTTCAATTTTCGTTGCCCTATCTGTGGCGACTCTGAACGGGATCGGACTCGTGCGCGGGGGTATGTCTTTCCAGCGGAAAATCGCTTGATCTTCAAGTGCCACAACTGCGGCGATAGTCGCGGTATGGGTAATCTATTGAAGTCGGTTGATCCTCGCCTTGCTGATGAATACCGGATGGAGATGTTCGAAGCCAAGTTCGGGCATCAGCAGAAGAAGAAAGAAACGGTAGAGAAGCTCGTTACCCCTGCTCCCCTTTTCCAAGCTAACTCGCCGTCGAAAGTGCTCCTCGCACTTGATGGTGTAAAAAGGCTTTCTGATCTCCCAGAAGATCACAAGGCGTGTCAGTATATGCGTGGGCGCAAGATTGACAATTTAAATGGTCTTTTCTATTGTGCTGATGATAAAGTGCTGGAGAAGCTCTCTACTGCTTATATTGGAAGGGTTAGAGGAGGGGCAGATAGAATTCTGATTCCCTTCACAGACCGGACTGGAAATCTCGTCGGATTGACTGGTCGCGCGCTTGATCCCGATGCCCTGAGGTATCTTCACATCAAGATCACCGAAGATCCTTTGATCTATGGGCTCGACAAGTGGGAACCTACGGAATATACATATGTTGTAGAAGGACAATTCGATGCGATGTTTCTTCCGAACGCGCTCGCTGTTGGTGGATCTGATCTAGCTAAACTTACCGAGATTGTCGATAAGCACAATACGGTATTTGTTTTTGATAATGAACCACGCAATCGCGAGAATACCAAAAAGCTGCGTAAGCTGGTAGCAAAAGGATATGCCGTTTGCGTCTGGAGCAACACGATCGGGCAGAAAGACATCAATGATATGGTGATAGCTGGTGTCGATGTCAAGCGAGAGATTGATCTAAATACAGTCCGAGGCTTGAGCGCAGAGCTGGCAATAAATGATTGGAGTAGATAATGAGAGCTGAGTATGTGGATCATATGGGATCTGATCTGACTGTTGTAAATGCTGCGCGGGTGTCGTTCGATAAGCACGCTACGGAGTTCTCTCCCAGAGACGAAAAACTTATCAAATACCTAGCTTCTCATAACCACTTTACACCTTTCACACATCCACAAATCACTGTGCGCGAGACTGTACCTATCTTTGTTGCTCGGCAGCGTTTCAAGCACACGGTCGGCTTCACCTATAACGAGGTGTCTCGGAGATATGTCTCGGATGATCCTGAGTTCTTTATCCCTGATGAGTGGCGAGCTTCTGCTGAGAATGTCAAGCAGGGTTCATCAAGTGATGCTGTAGAGGAGCCGTGGTTGAATGAAGCTGTTCAGCAGCATCATGAAATGTCATTATCACTATATAAGGGACTACTCGAATCGGGAGTGTGTGCAGAGCAAGCTCGCATGGTTCTTCCGCAGTCGATGTATACCTCATACTATGTAACCGGATCACTCTCTGCGTGGGCGCGCGCATATATACTCCGCGCTGAAAAGACAGCACAGAGAGAGATTCAAGATTTAGCACATCAATGGGCAGCTATTCTTGTACCACTATTCCCCGCATCTTGGGCAGCACTTACGGAAGGAAAGTAGATGTCAGTCGAACTACCCACACTTTACCAGTCGTATATTCACCTTTCACGATACTCGCGATGGCTCCCTGAGAAGAACCGTAGAGAGACTTGGGAGGAGACGGTAAAGCGTTATTTCGATTTCTTTGAATGGCATCTAACCGAGAACACCAAGGGAAAGCTGACTGCTCACACTCGCAACGAGTTGGAACAGGCTGTTCTGAATCTGGAAGTAATGCCGTCAATGCGTTGTCTTATGACAGCGGGTGATGCGCTCGCTCGCGAGAATATCGCAGGATACAACTGCTCCTATGTGGCTATTGATAACCTGCGTGCGTTCGATGAAGTGCTCTATATTTTGATGAATGGTACGGGTGTTGGATTCTCTGTTGAGGAGCATTATGTTCAGCAGCTACCCATCGTCAATGATGAGTTCAACCGAACGGATACCGTCATTGTTGTTCCTGACTCCAAGCTGGGGTGGGCAAAGGCTCTGCGCGAGCTTCTTGCCATGCTCTATGCTGGGCAAGTTCCGCAATGGGATCTTTCTCGCCTGCGACCCGCTGGGGCTCCGTTGAAGACCTTCGGAGGACGCGCATCTGGACCCGAGCCACTGGACACGCTGTTTAGATTTTGCGTGAACACGCTAAAAGGTGCGGCCGGGCGCAGGCTAACTTCTCTGGAGTGCCACGACATTGTATGTAAGATCGCAGAGTCGATCGTTGTTGGTGGTGTTCGCCGCTCTGCTCTGATTTCGCTGTCCAATCTTTCCGATGAGAGAATGCGACACGCAAAGACTGGGCAATGGTGGGATACAGAGGGGCAGCGAGCATTGGCTAACAACTCTGCTGTATACAACGAGAAGCCTGAGATGGGAATCTTCATGCAGGAGTGGTTATCGCTCTACGAGTCAAAGTCAGGTGAGCGTGGTATCTTCTCGCGTGCTGCATCGGTGAAGCAAGCAGGAAAGAATGGAAGACGAGACGTTGAGTGGGAGTTCGGAACAAATCCCTGCTCCGAAATCATTCTTCGCCCCCGCGAGTTCTGCAATCTGAGTGAGGTGGTGATTCGAGCAGATGATACTGAGGAATCGCTGAAGCGCAAGGTTCGTCTTGCTACCATTCTTGGAACAATGCAATCAACGCTGACCAGCTTCCGCTTCATCAGCTCGTCATGGAAGAAGAACTGCGAAGAGGAGCGACTGCTCGGTGTCTCGATGACAGGCATCATGGATTGTGCATTGACGAATGGTAAGAAGACTGGATTGGGGCTTCGTCTCGAAGGCCTTCGCGATATTGCCATTAAGACAAATGCAGAGTGGGCGAAGAACTTCGGTGTCAACCAGTCTGCTGCGATCACTTGCGTCAAGCCTTCGGGAACTGTATCGCAGCTCGTGGATGCAGCAAGTGGTATTCACGCACGACACAGCGAATATTATATTCGCACCATTCGAGCAGATAAGAAAGATCCTTTGGCGCAAATGATGGTCGAGAAGGGCTTCCCGGTTGAGGATGATGTGATGCAGCCGGATCATAACTATGTCTTCTCGTTCCCCATCAAGTGCCCGAAGAGCGCAATCTTCAGAGAGGATCTGACTGCCGTAGAGCAACTTGAGTTGTGGCTGACCTACCAGAGACACTGGTGCGAACACAAGCCTTCTGTTACGATCTCCGTAAAGGAAGACGAATGGTTTGCGGTTGGTGCTTGGGTATATGAACACTTTGACGAGATGAGTGGAGTATCCTTTCTACCGTTCGTTGGGCACATCTATCAGCAAGCTCCATATCAGGATTGCGACAAGGAAAGATATGAAGAAGTATTGAAGCAGATGCCACAGAATGTAGACTGGAGTGAGCTGTCCGAATATGAAGCATCAGACCAAACTACCGGCAGCCAAGAGTTGGCGTGTGCGGCGGGAGGCTGCGAAATTTAATGGACGAGTTAGACATCGACTGGGATGATATTGACCCAAGATGCTGTAGAGCTTGCGAAGCTGAGTTCATTGTCATTTTAGCCGATGATCTTTTGGACGCGGATCATGCGTTCTGCCCATTCTGCGCTGAGCCAATGTTGGAGTAGCCTATGTTGTATGTGGGCATTGACTATTCTCTGACATCTCCTGCAATCTGTCTATATAATACAGAGAGCGGAGATTTCAACTTCCAGAATACAAAGTGTCATTTTCTCGCAAGTAAGAAGATGCACGAAGCCTACAACGATGGTGTAATCATATCCGAAAACTACCCAAAGCTATGGACAACAGATGAGGGAAGGTATAGCTCAATCGCATATTGGGCAGAACAAGTAATATTCAATGAACTGGGTTCAGAAACAAACGATCAACTTTCTATCTTCATTGAAGGGTATGCTTTCGGTGCTTCTGGTAAAGTATTCCACATTGCTGAGAACACTGCCATATTGAAGCATAAGCTATACAACGCTGGGGTAAGCTATGAAACTGTGGCACCAACTGCGGTGAAGAAATTTGCAACAGGTAAAGGCAACGCGGACAAAAAGTCGATGTATGAAGCCTTTGTTGAGGAGACTGGAGAGGATTTGATGATGAAGCTATCTCCGAAAGCTGCCTCGGTAAACTCGCCTGTATCTGATATTGTTGATGCTTACTATATCTGTAAGTATGGAGTATCTAATGTAGCATCCCTACGGGATGCGTAGCGCAGCTACAACCTCTAATATTGATATTACTATATCTTCTTTGGTTTCGGCCGACTACATCTCTATATATAATAGAAAGACGCAAAAAACACTTGCCAATTTCAACTGAACCCAAAATGGTAAGTATACCTTTTTTATAAAGATTGATTTTTTCTGTTGACATGCTCCGAATGGGAGCTATAATATGGAACATGATGAGAAACGAATTTACTTGCGTGGCAGTTTGGTGTCTTGATTCGGCTAAAGGTGAAGTCGAGCAAGCAAGGCAATCTTTGCTCTGGGCAGAAGAGAATGCCGAGAGACGAGGGGTAGATAAGGCAGATGATATGAATGTTGACGCTGGTATCAACAGGGTCAACTCTGCCTATGTTCGACTTGAACGCGCTGAGCTTGATTTGAAGAAGCATGTGTGCGCGGAGCATCCTATTTGTGCCAAATTGCGCGCGAGTGAAAATGGTAGCTAGTTTTTCTGTGTAGTTTGACTACATATAATAGAACAGAGCGGACGGTGCGACGGCGCCCCTTTGTTCTTTATTGTAAATCTGTCGCATTTGAAAGGTAATACATTATGGCATTTCGTCCCAACTCCGCTAACCGCAAGGTCGTTGACTATCTCGCTTCGGGTCGCACGTTGACTGCTGC